ATCTTCAGCCGTAGCCGGAGCCATTGGGGCTGGAGCAGGTGTATTCATCTGAGCAGCTTGTGCCATAGTAGGAGCACCTGCAATTGCTTCTTCACCAAGAACTCGACCTAGCTTTGTTTTAAGATCACCATAAGACTTATAGTTCTTAGGATCTGCAAATTCAGCAAGGTCATGCTGTTGATTATAGATTGCTTCAAGCTGAGCATCATCACCATCTTTTAAAGCAGATGGAGCACCAAACTCAGACTTATCATAGTTGCGATAACCTTCAACGTTACGAATCTTCAACTTAAAGTCAGCACCTTCCCAGAAGTCAAACGGGTTAACCGCTTTTTCATCTGCAAATTCAGGCTGCATTGAATCCATAATCTTATCAAAGATTTTCTTACCGAACTTATAAAGGAATACCTTACCTTCATTCTGAGGGTTAGACGGATCCTGTACGACAAGCATATTGACTACATAGTGGAGTCTACGCTTTTGATCTCTGGCTCGGTCTTTGTCTGACTCGATGCCAGAATTCCAGAGCCTTGAGTTGAGTTCACCAACTGGATCAGGTTGACCAATAGAAGTAAGGCTGTTTTCGATATACCAAAGACCGGTTGGTCCTTTGAATCCGTGGTCCCAATAGCGTACCCATGGGAGCTCTTGGCCTTCGGTTGCTGGTAAGAATCGAAGTACTGCATAGCCGTTACCTGCCTTATCAACTGTTGGTTTCCAAATACGATCATCAGCGTAAGACTTCTTCTCACCTCCACCGCCGGTGGATTCTGCTGCTTGCACGAGTTTTTGGATTGTGTCGCGATTTGATTTTAGGTTTGCGAAAGACATATATTTTGTATCCTTGTATGACTGAAATATGTTACTGTAATATTATACAACGTTCATGCGTCGTTGTACACATTTATATATACGCTTAATCAGCAAATGCTGAGTCTAACGTATTCTGTTTTGGCAAAAAGTTTAGAGCCATTGCCTCGGCTTCTATTTTGTCTTTAATAATTGGTGAGACAAACTTCTTCATGTCCTCTGGTTCAAGATCATTCTTTTCACAGAGGTGCAATACTGCATCCATATAACCAAGCTTCAATTCACCTACTGTTTTTTCAACAAGTATAGTGAACTTAGACTTTGTTAAAAATTCTTGTTCAATCGTCATTTTAGCACCTTCAATAGAATTACATGTTCGTTGATTCGTCCATTCGGCTTAGACGGCTTGGTGGTTAGTCCGTTTGTCAATTGAGTAAACTGCTTAGGAGAAGATGCAAGTGCTTGTGGCAATATCTCCATTGGCTTTCTCAATGACCATTCACGTGATTCACCACTAAAGTTTTTAATGGTAGTACCACTGATAACAAATCCATCAACAGACTCAGTGACGTATTCGATTAGCTTTTTGTATTTAGTATTGAATACAATAAGATGTGTCTTACCAACGATTTGTGCTGGATTGATAGACACAATTTTAAAGTCATCATCTTTCTTTTTGTATTTAACACGAGCAACTTGCTTCTCCAATGATGGAGTCTTAGCTACTTTGACTTTACGTGTAGCTTTCTTAGCAGCCTTGATTCGTTCAAGATCTGCAAGCATTGCTTGACATTCTTTAATCCGACGGTTGAGTTCAGGTCGCTTGATATGTGAGTAGCCTTCTACTGCTTGTTCACACCGCTTATGATAAGCGTCTTCAAAATCAAGTAACCATCCCTCAACCACCGAACGGACTGGGATAGTGGCAGAACCACTAAGCCCATGTTTACCAAAAGCTTGGTAAACATCCAAAGAAGCTTTGTCACCTTCGATCCACGAGTCCTCAAGAGAAAGGAGATCTTGCATTATCGTGTTAGAGATCTTTAGTTGGAGTCGTTGCTGAGGAGAGAGCGTAACAACGGGTTTTACAACCTCCTCCAACTTTTTGGCATCATATAAAGCTTTACCTGTATCAACCAGTAAAGCCAGCTCCTTCATCAGATAGGCTTTCGCCTCTTCTGATTGTTGTGTAGTGTCCTGCCCTGTGTTATACCAAAAGGCAGTTGCACTACGAAATGGGAATGAGAATTTCCAATCAGGATGCGATAGAATATATCGAGCATCTGATTTATTGAATTGGTTTTTAACAAATAGCTTTTGTTGAGCTAGCAGATCTTTCTTTTCGACCTGTTGTTGAAAATAATCACGTACAACTGAGAAGCCTTTCTCAATTGGAGCGCCATTTACACCAGTACGACGTTTAGCCGGACTCTGTCGCTTCTTAAGTTTTTTACCTTTGAGTGCTGTTAAAGCCATGATGTCTCTCCTCATCAATAGTTAATAATCAATCTTACTAGTATATTCTATCATGTTTTCGCTGCATTGTAAACAATAAAGTGAGCAGACTGCTCATTATTTTTACCAGAGCTTCCACCATGACTTCTTACTGGGAGTCTCGTTGAGCTGATGCTTGAGAGGTGTATAACCTATTGTTGAATAGTAACTGAGACACGCTCTTGCTAATGCACGTTCAATAGGATCGTCTTCAGTACGTTCAAGAGTCTTTAACGAAAGAATATCTACCTCAGTTAGCTTTGCTCCATAGTGATCAATAAGATTAACCGCTAAGTGATTGATCTCGCTCTCTAGATGTAGAGCATCAATATTCATATCTTCCCATAGATCTTTACCAATCATTTATCAAACCAATCTATAGTGGCTATGATAATCAGAAGAGCTCCGGAAAGATACATAATTGGATTGACCGCAACTATAATATTCAAAAGGCCAATAAGGCCAGTTGTTGCAGGGTGCATTAACATTTTCATTATTCAGGTTCCTTATAAAATATATGACTCCCTATAGTGGTTGTCACTGTCAAGTTTTTGCTCCATTTAGGATTTACATAATCAGCATGATACCACATAGCGCCATCAACTAAGTCTTCTGCAGTTTTAGACATTACTTGCATAGAGGTACGAACCGCATGCATCCATGCACGATATTCGGCATCATGGTCTTTGTTAACTACGTCAGATTTGCCATCGCAATACCAGCTAAACTGACATCTATTTTTAATTGGATACTTAATATCCGGGTTCTTCCAAGATGGCCGTGTTGGTCCTTGGAATATCACTTCACATGCGTCATCCGGATAGATATCCGAAGCAACTCTATTCATAACAACTTGGTTAACTGCAATCATAGATTGTGGATCTTGATTGCCAGCTTCCCAGTAAGCGTTAAGAGCTAGACACATTAGTATCTGTCCAGCAATCATGCTTAACTCCAATCCTGATCGTTAATCCACTTCTGACATTCAGCAAAAGTTGGACGTTCATCTGTTTGATGGAACCAAACACCGTTATTCTTTTCTTGTTCAACCATCCAAGTCCAGTATCCATCTGGATGCAGATCAACTTGAATCCGCCAAAGGTTGTAGATATACTCGTCTCTAGGACGAGATGACGCTTCTAATCTTAATTCTGGCATTAGCCTCTCCTCATTCTTGCGTATTCTTTAGGGCAATCACCTTTGCCAACTGGGACTGTGTTTGATTTGTGCATTGTTGCGAGTCCGGTGATGTAGTCCCCACTGTATTCATTTGCTTTTCGCTTACCTTGGATGGGACATATGACGTCCGACGTTGGGACGCTTTTGCTGCTGATTGCATAATTCGGAATACGCGTGCCACTGTCTTTCTCCTGATTCTTCAATTGATTAGGGTGTACGCCATTCTTCTTCAACCAAGCGTCGTGAGCTGCTTGAGCTCTTTCCCATCCGGGTTTACGATTTGCTCTACGTTTCTTGGTATTTATACTAGACATACCACGTATCAAATGCATTGTCATTTGTAGTACCTTTCATAAAGATACTCGATTTTAGGTAATTCAGGATGCTTATGAATCCACAAACCAGTATCAGGTTGAAAGTGCTTTTTGAAAAAGTTGTTCATCTTACGATTAGCTGTCTTGAAAGACGCATCGATCTTAAGAGCCAGCTCGTCAAACTCGAAATCACTCATAATAGGATTGTCTTTGATCTCATACGCATAAGCTGCAACTGAGAGTTTGATCCTATTACGAGTTTCACTACAGAACTCAACCACTAGTTCCAGCCTTCTGCTGACTCATAAGCTTTCTGATCACGAACACGATCACCGTATTGGTCATCAAGATATTTAGGATTATCTTGATAATGGTTATGGTTGTCATCCATACGAGCAATAGTTTGATCGAACAAATCAGCTTCGCCTTTACGAACAGGCGCTTCGACTTCATCCACGTACTTACGTACACGAGCAGCGCCAGCGGCGAGCTTAGCCCGTATCTTTTTAGAACGATTGAACTTAGTAGCTGCAGCTTTGATAGCAGCTAGACGATCTTCAGTAGACATATTCTTAGTAATAATAATAGACATATATTTCTCCTCAAACAAACAATAGAATTGGCAAAGATGCCATAGCGATAACAAATAAGATGCCAGCGATAAATTCGTATTTTTCCATGTTGAACTCCTCAATTCATTTTATAGATTAATTATAAACTATTTTCCATACATTGTAAACAAAAAAGTGAGCAGTCTGCTCATTTCTGCTCATTATTTTTTAATTGGTCGGAGTGGTAGGATTCGAACCTACGATCTCTACGTCCCAAACGTAGCGCTTTAGCCAGACTAAGCTACACTCCGGTAAAAAAGTAAGCAGTTTTCCCTTCTTCACCTGACGACGCTGAGCTATTTGCTTCTCAATTTTGCTACGGCGCGAGTTAGTCATGCTTAGGACTTTCCAATGTGAGTCTTTCTAATGAGGGCGCTCTATAATCTCCCACCAGCGTCTTAATTTTTATGTCGTTTACTGGCTTAACCACGTTTAGACTCGTTCGACAATAGTGAGACGGCTGCTTACTGGTAGAACTCCGTGCGCACTCTTGAGGAGAACAAAATGAGAGGAGGTGCGCACGGAGTTCATTCGTTTAACCCCAGTCTTTGAAGTCGCCAGCTTCTTCGTTTTCGTTGAAGCCTTTCGTATATGCGACTATTTCTTCAGGAGTCATGTCTTTCAATTCAGTTCTGGATCCTTTACCAGTACCAAAGGCATAGTAGTGTGGAGAATATGCACGACGGTAGTAAGAGTCTGCACCACCACGATCGTAGGGTGCGCCATTAGCTTGTGACATTGCATTAGTGCCATCATAAGAAACATTAGCAGGAGCAAATAAATTCAACATTATTCTGATTCCTCTACATCGATTCCATAAAATTCTTTTGGATCTACTTCGAACCGACCACATGGTGACATTGTTGGATCTTCAATCCACATACCTTCAAACTCAAAACCATTTTCCATTATACACGTACCTCATAACCAAGATTTTCAAGAACCCAATCTGAACCAAGATCAGCAACAAAGGCCATAACAATGGCTTCACGAATGAAAGTATCGAGTGGATCTACATGAGCTCTAAGCTCTGCGATTTTGCCAGCATTGTGAAGATGCTTTGCTTCGATAACATCGTTACGATCTTGAGCATAGAAGTTAGCCATATCAGGCATAGCATCGTGTGCCATTACATCTTGCATTAAGTTGTTTTCAAGATCAACAATGTTTTTTAGAAATTTGTACATTTGGTATTCTCCTCGTTTCCTCATTTTGTATAATAATTATACCATAGAAACGAGACATTGTAAACAAAAAAGTGAGCAGTGAAAACCAATGATTACAATCACTTAGCTTTTTCTGCTCACTTTTATTTATTTATTTGAGATTAGAATCTCAGCAAGAACTGTCCTATCCTACCAACAAACGGTAGAAGTGCAATTGCCATAATAAGATTTACACCAGTATGAGCCATTGCTATTCGCAATGTATCGCCTTTTGGCATACCATCTGAGACAAGCATACCTGCCAGCCAGATCGTACCTGTGGTACCAATATTTGCTCCAAGTACTGCAGCAATTGCAGCCGGTAATGGAACAGCACCAGATGCTACAAGAGCAATAATGGCGGTAGTTGAAAGAGACGATGATTGCCAGAGTAGAGTCATTACGATTCCACCGAGGAACATCCAATACGGATTATGAATAAAGAACGACAAGTGATCCATATTCCCCATTGATTTCATACCACCACTGAACATCTTCAGTCCGATATAAAAGACGACCAGCCCGACAAGCGTGGTCATGATTGGATTACCAAGATCCATTTTAGCTACCTTTTTCCAAAGTTTATTAACATTGCCCATTCGAGCTCCATCCTTTTATTTCTATAATAGATAGTTATGTATACTGTAGAGACACTCTGAGTGTAAAACTTTTGTTACGCTTTTATTAAGCTTTTATTTTTCATTCGTCGAAATACCTGTGTACAGATACAACTTTCTGTGGTATAATAATAGTATCATGCAGGGAGAGAGGAATACTACTTCGTGGTTACATTAGAAATTAATGGAAAACATACGAGCATTTCTCATTCCTGTATACTAGAAGCTTTTTTCTATGCTGTAAAGGAACTGATGCCACGGAAGAAGAACCTCGATATCATACTATATATCTCGCATCTAGAAGAAGTTGATATTACAGGGTACCATATAAAGACTGATAGATATACACATGAGATAGAGATCGAGTGTCGTCAGAACGAGGAAGACTTTTTGACTGCGTTCTTCCATGAGCTTGTGCATGT